AGCCGCGCGAGCTCGGCATCAGTCTCAAGCTGTTGCTGAGCGTGAACGGCCGACAGTATGTCGGTCACGACCGCCTTAGGCTTGTCAGCCATTCTCGCACCGTGTTGGGCCTAACGTGGATACCTGCTTCCGTGAGACGCTGCGCGATAGCAGGGGCGACATGCCTGCCTACCTGGCCGAACTCGCCGCGCACCCATGCCTCGGCGATGGCCTTGATCATTTCCGCTTGCTGCTTGTCTTCAGGCTCATACCACTTGCGCAGCTTCGGCGGCGGTGGAATCAGTGACTTGATCTCAGCGATAATGTCACTCACGCGGCACCTCCTTGTACCCCAGCATGACGAGCACCCGGCGCTGCACGCGAGCCAGTTCCGTTACGGCTTCCTCCGAGATGCTCGGGCCAAGGACTGCGTGAGCAAGCTCGTGCAGCACGGTCTCCATCTTCTGCGAGCCGCGGCAACGCTCATCAATCAGGATGCGTGGGCTTGTGGCGTTGTCAAAGAACGTCCACCCCATGGCGTCGCCTTTAAGGCGTGTGAAGCGAAGCAGCCACCGCTTACCATCGATCGTGATGTGATGGTCATCAGCCACGGCACATCCTTTCGCCCGCACTATGGCGTGGGTGTCAACCAATCCCCAGCCGGCGGCCAAGGTCGTTGAGCTGCTGCTGCCGCTTCTTGCAGCCGCAGTCTTTCACCCCGAGAGCCTTGCTGACACGCTCGGGCGTGATGCCAACCGCAGACAGGCCAGCGGCCACCATGTCGCCGAGGCCCGTTCGCCTCGCCATGTGCCGCCCAGGATGAGCCGCCAGCTCGTCATGCGATAGCAATGCTGGCACGTCGCACCCGAGGTGTTCCGCGATTGCCGACACCAGCGCCGGCTTGGCCTCGTTGACGGCAGCGTCCGGGTGGAAAATGGTGCCCTTGTCGATGTGCAGAAACGTGCCGGCCAGCAGGCCTTCGGAGTTCGCAGCGGCAGCGGCTTCACACAACGCATCAGGCCATGCGTCCGGGCACAACCCACAATCCCGCAGGCGGGTTGCCTCGAGCACCGGGGCCGGCGGCACGAACGACCCTGCGTGATACTGCACCGTGTGGCCCGCGAACCGGCTCACATGCGGACCCGGAAACGATGCCGAAGACCACGGCAGCACGGGGATGCAGTCGTCATGCAAGATGACGCTCGGGCCGTCAATCAGCGGGATGATGTCCTGCCACGCCTTGTAGCCGGCCGTGGTGCCGTCTCGCACCCGGTCGACACCGTGCCACGCCCGACGCAGTCCGCCGGGATGCACGACCACGACAAACCGATACGGCTCGGTCAGCGTCTTCGCCAATGCGCACGCGAGCAGCTGCACGTAGTCGGGCCGGCAGCAGGTAGACGTGTAGACGGTCAGCATGGCGGATCCGAGAACGTGATGGAGAACGAGCCGAGGTTTGCCGGGCAGTCGCCGTCACATGGCACGCCAATGTCGTCAAACTCGATAGTGCCGCTGGCTGTGCCGAGATACCAGTCCTCCGCCGACGAGCACGGGATGCCGTCAGTGCCCGAGCCCGACGTGCAAATGCAACTACCGATGAGCCCTGACCAGCCGGCCGTCACGTTGATGCCGCCCAGCGTGTTGATGTCGCAGGCGATCGTGACCGAGTAGTCGAAGCCCGAGAAGTAAATCGTGCCCGTACCACCCGACCACACGATGTCATCGTGATCGGCCGTGTACACAGTGCCGTCATAGTCGGTCAGCGTGATGGCGATGCAGAGAGCCTCGAGGTCTGGGCACGGGGCACAGTTGCTGCAGCAGCACGCCTGCTCGGTGCCGACCTTCCCGTTATGGAAGACGACCGCGCCATCCTGAACCGTGATGAGCGTCATCCGCCGGCCGTCGAGCAGGTGGTGATGTTAAACCACTTCACGCACCCGCCGCCGTCGTGGCCGAGCATCTGCGTGGCCGTGTGGCTGTAGCCAGGGAAGACCCGGAAGTCGACGCCACCGATCAGCGAGATGCACGTGCCGCAGTCGGCCTGCGAGTCGACCGGGTGCCACGCGAAGCCGTTGTGCCCAAGGGCCACCCAGCGTGAGGTGCAGTGCGTCCCTTCGCTGAACTTGATGTAGTGGTTGTAGGCCACCATCGTCATGGCCGAGGCAACGCTATTCGGCACGCTGCCGTTGTAGAGCGTCACCACCGCTGTGGAGCCGGTCGGCCAACTTGAGCCTTCGTGCTTGGCGATGAGGAGGCGTACGCCGGGCGTGGCACCGCCGGCACTCGCGCCGCCCAACTCAATCTTCTGGATGCGGCCGTGCTCGGCAGCCCGGACGACTTCGCCGATCCGACGAACGTCGGCCGCACTGAATCCGTAGGAAGACACGGCTCACTCCGAGAGAATGATGTACCGCATCTTGGTGGCTTGGCCGTACGCCTTTGCAGCCACGGTCACGTTTGAGGTGAGTGGCAACACCGCCGGCATCCCCCGCCGCAGCGAGACAAACTCGTGCAGGTTCGTGCCGACGTACGCACCCAAGGCGATGTACGCCGTGCCCGCCGTGGCCGTCGACAGGTTGCGGAACACGGCATAGCCGGCCGTTGTGACCTCGCCGAGCGAGATGGTCTCCGTAGCGGTGCCGACCTCGACAACGCCGCCAACCGCCAGCTGCGTCGTCTGATCAAACTGCGGGCTGCCCGACGAGAACGACTCCGAGTAGTTGCCGTTGTTGACGTTGAGCGAGCAAGAGACGGTGATTTCTTTGGCCATTCTTACACCTTAAATACGGGCTTCCGCGAACAGATCGTTCATGCTGACTGATGGGTATGGGTACAGTTTCCTGGTCACTAGCCCAGTGCTTTCGCTAGTCATGTCGATGTTTGCGGGCGGGACAGCCTTGCCGGTGCCGTCTAGAGGTACGGGGCTGCTGACAGGGTTGCCGGCCTTGTCGACAATCGCCCGCCGCTCGCCGTTAATCAACTCGTTGAATCCGACATCGTAGTACGCAATAGACCAGTCAGAAGGCTTGTACAAAAACTCTACAGTGACGCTCCAAGTGTTGTTTTTCTGATCGTACTGGGCGTTGTATCCAGTGCAGCGAACGGTGTACCAATCGCACTGAATGCCAAGAAGCGTCAACGGGATGTGATTGCACCGGTTGAGGTACTTGGTCAGCGCGTGAAAGTCAGGATTGCTGGCAATCGTGTTTGTGTATGTAAACCGCAGCATGGAAGACTCTTCTTCCAAGCCATCGACTGGGTCTCCGGCACTGTTTGCTGCTGGCTCGCCGAGCGTAGGGTCTGCCTGAATCGTGTCATTTAAGGATCGCCACCCAGCCGCAGGCTCAGTCACGTCAACGCTCTGCACCTGTATGCGCTGCCACGCATCCTGGTCGCCTGATGTCGGGTCGCCTTCGCTGCCGGCCTCTTCGTCTTTGGCGTCGTAACGAACGGACATAACGACCGCACGCTCGTTGTCCTTGTAGTACGACAGCTCGCGGGATGTGACGAACAGCCGGACCCCGTTGACGAGTTCTTCGTCGTCAAGCTGCGGCAGCGGCTGGCTGCCGAGGTTTGGCCAGACGGTCGTGTCGGCCAGGATGCCGCTAAAGCTCGGATCTTTTGTGTCCGACAGAATCAGGATCTCTTGCGAGCCTGAGTATTGAACTGAGCCCTTTTCGCCCTTGGACTCGGTCAGCTTGAGGGATCGCAGGACACGTGCATCAGTGAGTGCCATGGCTACACCGTGATCTCCGCCAAGGCGAACTGGTCACGCATGATTGAGACAAGCTCATCAACGCCGGCAGCCGTCTCTTCCGTGGCGTCGGCCGTCCGCTTTTCTTCCTCGCCACCAGCAAGCCGTGGGTCCGCACCGCGTATCAGGTTGTTGCGGAAGGCTTCGCCCTCAGAAGTTCCAACCACGACGGCTTTCAGTGCCTGCGTACTGGCCGCAAGCTGGCTTGAGATGCTTTCGCCGGCGCTCGCACCTGCGGCAGCTCCGGCCTGCTGCATTTGCGATGTGACACTAGCAAACTCAGCATCAAAAGCAGCAAACGGGTCGCTAATGTTCTGCACGCCAGCGGCAAAGTTGTCGGCTGCTGCCTGGCCCCACAATGCAGCCTCGTCACCGGCGGCAGTCGAGAGTCCAGACACGGAGTCAGCTGCACTACGCAGCGATGACGACAAACCCACGTCTATGCCGGGCAGGGCTTCGGCTGCGTCGGCCATGGCAGACAGCATGTTCTGCAGTGCCCATGTCACGCCCTCAAATGCCTTAAGGGCACCAGTGACGAACACGCCAACAAAGGAGGACAGAACCTGAAATGCTCCAGTTAGCCGCACCACATGCCCAGCTAGCAGGCGGATGTAATGAGTAAGCCCCTGCGCCATTGTCTGGGCGATGCTGAAGCCGCTCGTGTTCTCAGAAAAGAACTTGACGAACAGATTGGCTACCGTGGTGATCGCTGGTGCCAAGCCGGCCAGAAACTGGTTAATGAAGCCCTGGAACACCATCGACGTGCGGCCGATGGCATCGTTCATCATCTCAATGCCCTTGACCTGCGAGTCGGTCAAGTTGAGTCCCAACTGCTCACGCAACTTGGCGATGTCCGAATAGGCACCAGACGCCACATCGGAGATGAGGCCCATGGCCGCTGCGCCCTGTCGGCCGAAGATGGCCATTGCCGCTGCCGTCCGCTCAGCAGCCGTAGGCAGTGCCATGATGCGCTGCGATATAAGCTCAAACTGGCGCTCTGGCGACAAACCCTGCAAATCGGCCAGCGTCAAACCGAGGGCACCAAACGCTTTTTGTGCCGAAGCACTGCCGTTGGCAAGATTGCCAAGATTCCGAGACATGAACGTCAGCAAGGCTGACATTTGCCCCATGCTGACGCCAGCTTCTTCGGCCACTTGCCCGAGATTCTGAAAAGTCGTCATCGACATGCCGAGACGACGAGCCGTTTTGCCTGCTTCATCTAGTTCGCGAGATGAGCGTCCGAATGCTGCAAAGATGCTGACCAAGCTGGTGACAATCAGCAGCGGACCCAGCAGTGACTTGATCGCGATTCCCAGCGCCTTTACGCCAATCGCTGCCACGGTCGCTCCGCGACCGAGCCCAACAAATCCAGCCATCATCCCAGTCAGCCGCCCACCAAGAGTCCTAGACTGCGTGGCGAATCCACCAAGCTGCTTGCTCGCCCGGCCAAGACCTGCCGTTAGTCCACCAGTGCTGGCGGTGATTGAGACGTTAACGCGGCCGAAGTTCTTCGCAGCCATGGCTTACGTCCTCACCTGCTGGAGGACTCGCCACATTTCGTCCTGCGACTGCGGACGCTGCTCAATCGGCATGAAGTCCCACGGCTTCAGTGGCGGCTTTCCCTTGGGGCGGTTGGCGTTGTAGGTCTGTGCCATGAGTACCGCGTCCCTCAGCCACTCGTCACCCCACGGCATCAACGTGAATGCAGCCATCCAGCCATACAACTGGTCGACGCTCATCGTTTCAGCCAGGCCGCCCGGATCTTCGACGTTCCAGATGCCGAGCTTTAGGGCCAGGCGGTACAGAAACAAAATGATCGGGCGGCGTTCTAGTTTTTTGTGGCTTCCTCCAGTGCGTTGCCACCGATGCCGTTAAGCCGAAAGCCTTCGTCGACGATGGCCTGCACGATGTCCGTGTCAAGCTCGCCGAGCCAATCGGCGTCGGCATCCTCGAACATCTTGGTGCCGTCCTCGTTGACGCACACCAGGGCGACGAACCGCGCCCGGATGTTCGTCAGGTTGACGCCGCCTACCTTGCCGCCAGTGACCATCTGCTCAAAAGCATCACGGTCCTTGGCAGTCATCTTGGCAACGTAGACCGTGCCAAGTTCTGGCACCTCTACTGGCACACGTGGCCGCACGCCACGCTTGGCCTTAATCTGCTCACGTGTGAGAGCCACAGTCCGCGCCTCCTGCTGACTAGCCGACGTTCAGGTTGCCGCTGAGCTTGATGGTCAAGCTGCCGGTCATCATGTCGTCCTTCGGGGCCGACGCCTCGAAGGCCGACGCGAAGCCGTAGGCCGACCACTTCGCCGTGCTGGTGCCGCCGTTGGCGAAGATGATCGTGCAGACCTGAGCGGTGCCGACGTTCGTCAGCAGGTTCACCGGGTTCAGCGACGGGTCGTGGTGGATCTCAAGCGTCAA